CAAAGATCAGAGGTTGATGATGATTCCTGAGAACGAACAATTCCAACTGGTTTATTAAATACTCTATTTTTTTGTCTAATCACTGCCATTATGTCACCTGTTTATAATCGTAAATACCTGAACCAACAGAAGTTATTAGACTTGCTCTACCTTTTGTTCTTAAAGATTTTGCACGATCTATTGAGCTAGATAATGTTTCAAATTTTTGAAGATCATAATTCTTGTCAACCTGATTGGCTTGAATACCAATACGTTTAATATCTTCTTGATAGGTGCTAAAGTTATTTTTTTCAAATGCTTTAAAAGAAGCATCACTTGCATCTCTGCCTAACATCGCTCTATAGGCAATATTTGATGCCATTGATTCAGAAAAGTCTTTCATTAACTCTGATGTTTCTTGTTCGGCATTAAGTTTGGCTACTTGTTTTTCCTGTTCAATACGTTCTGCTGTTTGCTGACCAGCTTTTAAAGATGCCCTGGCACCAGCATTTTGAGCCTGATAACTTGCGATACCTGATGCCATTGTTGTAAATAATAATAGTTGGGGTGCTGGAACACACATTAGAAAGCGACCTCCACGATCATTCCGTTAAGTTGTAAGGAAACTGGTGCTGTCTGCGTTATATAAACTCTTGGGTCAGTACCATAACCCAGCATACGAAACTCTTTCTTGCCAGTAAATTTAGATAGTCCAGTAGAAAAATCATCCGTAACACTTTGCAGTATCAAAGGAACTGCCGTACCTCCACTGCCAACAGAAACCGATAACGTATCAAGAAGATCAAGATTAACTCTTGTGATCTGTCTTGGTTCTGC